GACAGCCGCGTCGATAACATAGCCGCCCTGCGAGTCCAGATAACCCGCAGCCGCCTCCCGATCCTCCTGCGCAACCGTCACCGCTTGCTGGTCTGTCGTATCGGTCATCTCATCATCTCCTAAAGGACTAAGCGAATGCCACAGCGCATGCCACGAAGACAAGCACCATTGCGATCCACAGGGCAAGAGAAACGTACCAGGATTCGCCTGCATGGTCGGGCTGTAGTGGCATGTTGGCAATGTCCCGGTCGCGAGTGTGGAGGGAGTGGCGGCGCTGATAGATCATGCCACGGTGTCCTTGATGAAGCGTCCGCGACTGTCACGGTTACGGATCTTGGTGAAGGGGACTAGGCGGCGTTCTAGGCGGGCGTTGACAAGAGACTGGCTAAGTAGACGAACAGTCAGCCCTCGAATCTCCGCATCCTTCTCCGCTACGATGCGCTTGTGCTTTGCCGTGGATATTAACATGTCACCATCTCCATTCTCTTTGCATCATCCCAACCCCCAAACCATGCAGCCCGTGACGGCCCTGCGAGGCGATAAGGATTCTGTGCCCGCGTCCGGTTGCGCTGGTAGTCCGTGGTGCCGATCTGGCGGGGGGTCATGGGTGCACCTTTGCGTGCTCGACTAATGCGCGGGCAGCAGCCTGATACGTCAGCACTGGATCGGGCTTACTAAAGCCAAATAGGGCCTTGATCGCGCGCAGGAAAAACCCGCCCCCGTCTTCGTATATGTCCTGCCCCTTGCGCAACTCCGCATGGTAGGCGTTGATTTCGTCCCAGCCAATGCGGTCAATAGCGCGCTCAAGCAGTGCCAGTTCTTCGGGCGTAAATGTCATGTCCAGGACTCCGATCCGCATTTTGGGCAGCGGTAGATATTGAGGATGCCGCCAAGTGATACGGGCATCTGTCCGCATCCGTGTTGGCGAGGCTTAGGGCAATGTTCTGGTGGCTGACGTTTCACGCCTCTACCTCCGGCCCATGCAGTTCCAAATCATCCTGCCGCAGCATATCCACCGCCTGCGCATCCATGTCGTCCAGCGCCTCGTCTAACTGGTAGAGCGCATCGGACGTGAAATCCTGGAAGTCCTTGGACTCCACGATCTGGCGGATGATACGTAGCTGTGTGCCGAGTTGCGCGTCCTTGATGGCGCGGGTCATGGCGTCGTAGTCGTGGGTCATAATTGCACCACCCGGTAGGCGATAACGTCTTCTCGATTGGCGGACCAATCTTGCTTGAACCAAGCCACCTCTGACGCAGCGCATGTTTCAGTGACTCCGCTACGACTTTTGACCTCAACAATCTCATCCGGCACGCCGTGCCAGTCGCCTCCATTCCATTCAATCCATTCGCTCGTCATATCAGCGGCTCCCTTGCTGCGTGTTGGATGGGGTATGCAGCAGAAATTTGTGTTTTGCAAGCTTGTGCAAAGAAAAATCGTATGGTAGCCCTTCGATTATGGAAAAACAGCAAGCCATTATCGCCGTCCGACAGCGCGCAGTTGCGGTCAATGTCCCCATCTACATGGTGTGCGAGCGCGCAGGTATAGCGCCCTCAACCCTGACCCGGTGGCGGACACAACCCGACAAAGCGCAGTGGGCAAAGATCAACCGCTTGGCTGAAGCCATGACTGGAATTGAGAAGGAGATGGAATCGTGATTACGAAATACACACCCGGTCCTTGGCAATGCAAAGGCGGAGACGTTTTTGACGCGGAGGGCGGCTTGGTCGTATCGCTGACAAATAGTTGGAAGCGGGACAAGGCATCCCGTGATCGCGATGCCGCCGATCCACTACTAATAGCGGCGGCTCCAGAGATGCTCGAAGCACTTATGCCGGTAGCCAATATGGAAATGTGGACTGAGAGCGCAGAAGACGGCGAGATGATTATTATGACTGTCGGCACGATTAAAAAGATGCGCGCAGCCATCGCCAAGGCCCTCGGACAATGACCCCCCAACCCAACCACTACGCAATCTACACGGGCGGCTTCAAGCCTGTGGTCGTGCGCGTGCTAGGCGTGGCTGGAGACATCGCCACGATACAGGAGGGCAACCACCACCAGCTGCGCGCACAGCTTTGCGATATCGCGGCCTGGGGTAACGTACAGGCCCCGCTAGATGCCGCTGTAGGCAAGATGACCCGCGCCACGGCAAAGGGTGACAGGATGCGCGCTAAGGCCCGTAACTGGGTCAAGGATGAACATGCACGGATTGTCCGTGAAGCTATGGAGATGACTGATGTTCGATAACCCCTATTTCTACATCGCCGTTGTGATCGCCGGAATTGTGGCGCTCGCGGTGCTTATCGTGAAGTTCATTCCTGATGGCTACGAAAACGAGAGCGGCTTTCATTATGGCCGTGAAGATGGAGATGAGATGTGAACGAGTTTAAGGGAACGCCGGGGCCTTGGTTCACGGATGGCGATGGCATCGTTCGCGTAAAGAGTGACGCGGGCATTATGTCAGATCCGCCGATTAAGGTTGGCTCTGGCTGGAGAGAAGATTGTTGGTGTGATGAAGACGCCAATGATGAAAGCAAGGCCAACGCCCGCCTAATCGCAGCGGCACCGGATTTGCTAGAGGCACTTATCCTTATGTCTGCACCCGCTGCCACTCTTCCTGAGTACAGGTCAAAGCATATCATGAAGGCAATGGCCGCAATCGCAAAGGCCCTCCAGCCATGAGTATCGAAGCCATGTTAGCCGAACGCGGCACGACGTATGGGGAATACCCGGTAGGCGCCAAAATCGCGATGGACCTGTTCGATGTGGCGCAGGCAAGCCCGTCGTACCGCGAGATGACAGCGGCGCAGCAATATGCTGTGTTCATGATCCTGGCAAAGCTGTCTAGAGCGTTGAACGGCGATCCGAACCATATCGACGACTGGAGCGACGTGGTTGGGTACGCCACCCTCGTCCTCAACACCCTAACCGGAGATGAAAAATGAACCAGCGTATCGGCCCCAAAGAACTAGAAATTATCGCCCAGGCCATCAAGGACGGCAAAAGCGCCGCCAAGGTGTCCAAGATGATCGGTTTCGCAACATCGACCATCTACAGCGCCGCCCGTGTGAACAATCTGGGCGACTGGGCAGGGAAGAAAGCGGTCCGCACAATTCCCGTAGAGTTTGCCGAGTACGCCGCCACGAACAGCAACGAAGCCTGCGCGCATAGGTTTGAGTGTGGCGTGGAGCTTGCCCGCAAGTGGCGTGTCGAGTTGGCTATCCCGAACTACAAGAAGCCCTACGAAGAGCGGAACATGGCCTATTTCCCAAAGGTAGCCGCCTCCATGCCGATACACAAAGCAGCCAAGCATTTCGGCATGTGCTCCCGTAAGGCCCGCAAGCTGCGTAACGAACTGGGTCTCCCGAAGTTCGGTTCGTTGGCTATCGTGCCGCCGTCAGCAGGGCCAAAGACGGATCCTGAAGAATTGCAGGCATCGGTGTCGTTTCTCCAGCGGGAGGGCTACATCCCAGTCATCCGCTGCAACCCTGAACGTCGTCCTGAAATCGCAGGCCGCTTCTGGATCTGTGGCAACGTCCACGGCGTCCTGACCGATGCGCAGTTGATCGAGCGCGTTACGGAAATTCGGGAGCGGCGGGAGCGGATTATGGGGAGGGCGGCTTGATGGAAAGAAATATAGCCTATGAAAACGGCTCGTTCTGGGTTCTGAAAAAAAGCAAAGGGCACTACGAGGTCTGTAAGCTAAACGGCACCCATAGCGTGAAGGTTGCCACCATACATTTTCAGGATAAACCAGATTACGCGTTATCCAGAGCAATAGCAGAGTGTGACCGCAGGGCCGCTTTATGACCCCCTACGACGCCCCTATGATCGGCGCAATACTCAGGAATTTGCCGGACGATCTACTGGCGAAGATGACACCGGAAAACTTCAATAAGTCACCGGCAAACGTTGTCATCAAGCCGCAAGCCATAATGGAAATGATAACGAACGAACGAAGTAGGAGACAGTGAGATGAAGCCGTTAACCGACAGTATGCATAAGGCTTTGATAGATGCAGAAGACACTCTTTTCGGTGACGTAAAGCTAGGCAGCGGATTTGGAAGGTCTGTCCCTGGAATGAGAAAAAGGGGTCTAGTTTATGGGGAGGCCCCACACGTGTATCTTACTCAATACGGGAGGACGATGAAAAACGAGGCCCATGCCGCTACAACCCACGCCTCATAACCCAAACACGCCTAACCTCAGCCTCAACCCAGGGCCGAACTAGCGGAGGAATCTTGGCTAGTTCGGCCCTTCGTTCGTCTGGGGTGTCCATCTTTATGATTTCGCACGCACCCTGAAAGATCGGCAGGCGTGCCCAGGACTGGATCGACGCAGGGGCGTCCTCCATCGCTATGCGCCCGGATAGGACTTCGTTTAGCCATTGTTGGGGCTTCATCGTCACAGAGATGCCCTCCACGCTTCGAACGCTTCCCACGCCCCTACAGCACCCAACGCGACACACGCGAAGGCGCCTGCATTATGCGCGGCAGTCAGGTACGGAATCTGTCCCGGTTGCCATGACGATAGCGTGTGATCGAGCCGTTTGACCTCACACACAAAACTAGGAGCGCCGGGGATCACCACGTCGGACGCGCCCACAGCCATGCCTTCGGCCTTGTGCTTCAAAACGGTGGAGAACTGCCCTCCCTCCTTCAGCCCCTCGTTGCGCGGATGCAAGACAAGAACCCCCCAGGTATCTGGGAAGTCCTTGCGAATCCTGTTGATTATGCTGGCTTGTTCTACGTACTCCTTGGGACATTTGCCCCTAAATGAAGCATCGCCAAAGACAGTGAATGGTAGGTTATCAAGGCGCAACGTCTGCCTCCATGTTAAATGCTAGGGTACGATAGAATGCGTTGTCTGCGTTTTTAACGTAAGATACCGTCTCAGGCGTTCCGTTCTCAGTGGCCGCACAAAACTTTTCCCATTCCGCCTTACGCGGCTGATACTTGGTTTCTGGTGAATACCAGACTGTAAAGTTCTTGTAAGGTGTTTTCCATTCTACCTTAACGGTGGTCTTGCCCGTCGTGCTTATACGCGGCGGCGAAACGTCCATAGAAAGCACAACATCCGTTTGCGGAATGGTAGGGTCTTTCTTCATAGCCTGGAACTCAGCCACCAAACGCTCATTCGGGTCAATTATCTCTGACTTGCACGACCGACACCTACGCGCGCTTATGTCGTTTTTTTCCTCGCAAACTTCGCAAGTCTTAGAAGTCCAGTAATATTCACAACGCTCATACTGTGGCCCGACTTTTACGAGGCCATTGCAGCGGCGTCCGTAATGGCCGGGCAGGGGCCCGTAGTCCGTCTCGATCGGGTTGCCCCAGACATCTAGGCAATAGCCATGCTGGTCTAGTTTGTAGTCGAGGCAGTCAGGATTAACGATGAACTCGTTTTCATGGGTGCATGACGGACATTCCGCCGTAATGACGCCGCCCTTCTCGCCTGCCTTCCCTGCCTTAATCGTGGGGCTGTAAATGTCTCCATCGGGGAAATGCCGATCGTAGTTACCGGCATAGTCCAGCCACAGGCAGTCCTCTTTACCCTCGAACAGCCTCCACGCGCGCCCCAGAATCTGTGTCAGCAACGTTGCGGACTCTGAGTAGCGTAGGGTGGCAATGATCGACGTCCAAGGCGCGTCAAAGCCAGTGGTTAGCTTGCCTACGGATACCACATAGCGGACGCGATGCGCGCGGTAGGCAGCGACAGCTTTCTTCTCTTCCTGTGGCGGCATATCACCCGTCACCATGACTGAATTGCCCGGAGGCAGGGACGCCATGATTTCGTGAGCGTGCGCGATCGTCGAAGCGAATAACATGACGCCGCCAGTGCGCCGCTGCGCCTGTGCCACAACGTCCGCCACGACCGCTGCCGTGCGCCTTCCGTGGCCTACGAAAGCCTTTTCTACCGAAGCGTCATCTAGACGCCCGTTAGGCAAGAGACGCACGCCAGACGTGTCGTAGGACTCTGCGTTGATCTGCCCGACAATCATGGGCGTGATATATTTCGCGTCCAGCATCTCCCTTGCCGAAACCCTATAAACGCACTTGGTAAAGTACGGATCGCGGCACACTTCTTCCGTATTTATGCGCCCGTCCGCGTGCTGGCGGAAAATGTAGCCTTTGCCCATAACGTAGGGCGTTCCGGTTAAACCCAAGACACGCAGGTTCGGATTGCCGATGCGCATGGCTTCGATGATGGACCGAATGGTGGGCGTCATGCCGTGGCATTCGTCGATCACAACGCCACAATACTTGCCATCGTTAAACCGCGATATGGCGTTTACGACGGTTCCAGGCGTCGCGAAGACGATGTTATGACGCGTGGATTTGGCACGGCCCGACGAAGCCGAAAAGACGGACGACGGATGCCCCGTTTCGTCCATCTTGGCCTTGTTCTGCAACACCAGTTTGGCATTGGGCGCGAGGCACAAGATCCGCTTGCCGCCGCTCATAGCGTGCAGCCGATCGGCAATATGCGCGATCATGTGAGACTTGCCCGCTGCCGGGGCAGCATCGATCAAGCACGGGCTGGTCGTTGTGCGCATGAAGTCCAAGGCCGCATCGCACGCGGCCTGCTGATACGGGCGGAGGGCCATCTTACTTCAGGCTCCAAAATTCCGTTGGCTTTCCGCGATACGGCTCAAGATCCGCATCCGGCAGCAGCTTCTTGACGACGGTTGCATAAGATACAGCGCCGACGCGCTTGGTCAGAGTTAGCTTGCGCCCGCCAAAGACGGCGTTCTTATTGTTTGCAAGCGCCACCATCTCCCCAAGCAATTCCTTCTTGCGTTCTGTCGCGCGCTCAATTGCTTCGGACAAGTCGTCGTATTCGGCAACCATATTTGCGGCGTTAGGCGTGTCGATGGTGACGCGCTTGTCGGTTAGATGCTCGTCCGCGTTGTTTTTCAGTTCCCACAAATATTCGGCATGAAACTGCTTCAAGCGTGGAATATTCGTGGCAAGCCAGTCATCGTCGCGGTGAATTAATTTGTTGCAGGTGCCGTATGGAGTCCACTGGAAAAAATAACATGAAAGGTGCCCGGTGCAGAACATCTGAACCTGCATTTGTGCCAGATAGTGCGGAAGTTCGTGCGGCATCTTGAAAATGGGGTTCTCATCTTTGCGAATGCCATAAGGGCATTTGACCTCTAAAAGTCGATTACCCGTTACCTGACCATCTGGGCTTGCGCCCAGCCAATCCTCATACTCCACGAATGGCATAGGATTAACACGCTCGCTGGTCTCCATCTCAAACTCTTGGATGGCGCCTGCTTCGTTGTACGTACCCCATTCGGTCGCGACGTTGCCTGTAAACTCGCTGGGAGCACCCATAGAGGCGCGTACCATCGATCGAAGCACGTCGGCACGCGTCATGTACGGGGACAGTCCCAGGATAGCGCCTACGACCGATCCTGTAACGCGGCCCTTGCGCTGTTCGAACCATTCGGGTGTGCGTTGCTCGATCATTTTGTCTTCCTTCTCGCTCTTTAGCCTCGCCCTGCCTTTCAGCAGGGTCCGGTAAAGAGTGATTAGAAAGGGACGCTCATGTCATCGTCGTCATCGTCATACGCCGGAGCGGGCTTCGGCTTTGGTGCTGCCTTCGCCACTTCAGAAACCGCCCGCGTCTTGTCCGCAACGCTCTGAATCCAGTTGCCGGACATAGGGCCGTTATCGCCGTCCATTGCCCAGACGCCCAGGCGAAGCGTCATCTGGCGATTCATAAGAGACAAAGCCAACTGGTCATCGGTGGGCTTGCCCTCGATCTTCATCAGCTTACCGCCAGCGTTTGTGTCGATCGCAGCGAGCATCTTGAGCTGCTTGTCGCGGTACCTCACCGGGTCCTTGTGCTTCGGCTTTTCGTCCGTAACCCAGAGTTTGTGGAAGATCTTGCGGTTGAGATAAGCGTCAGGCTTCAGAACCGTCCAACGGATCGACAGATATTCGTTGTTGTCGCGATCGGTTGCCCACTTGGCTTCATCAGGCATGGCGAGAACAGTCGTGCCCTCGGGGATCGGCTCCATCGATCCGCCGCCTGCATCGAACTCGGTTGCGGTGTTTGCGGCAGTGGTGCCGTCTGAGGTTGACCAGAATGACATGTCTTACTTTCCTTCTACAAAATCGTTAGCGTCGGGGGTTTCTTCGGTGACGGGTTCGACAGGCGTTTTGCGCTTACGACCTTCGATCAGCATTGCGAGCGGGTTGATGCCCTTCTCGAACGTAATGTCGTCCTCGATCCCAAAGCGGTTCTTGGCGACGGTGGCGGGCGTCATGTACGTCACAAGAACGCGCTCGCCAGTGGTTACGGCTTTCTTCTGACCCTCCTCGCCGCGCAGGATTGCGGCTTGCTTCAGGAAGCCAACAAGATCACAGTTATCGACATACGGAGCCATCGATTTACCCGGCAGGCGAAGCGTGTACTGGCTGTATCCGTCGCTGTCTGGCGGATCGATCCGTGCAATGTCAGCATGCGCGAGGAAGATCGTGTGCATCCCCTTCTGCTTGCGCAGCATCTCAACTGCCTTACGAACGCGGGCATGCTGCGCCATCACAGCAGCAGGCCCAGCGCCATAGCCCCCTAATGCCTGATTGATGCCGCGCGCCTTGCTATCCGACGCAAGAACATCAGCAACGAAAAGCTGTTCCAGGCCGGTAACGGAGTCGATGACCAGCGTCTTGTAATCATGCTCATCGTCGAGCAATGCCTTAAGATATTCCCACAGCTCCCCGGCTGTGGTCAGTTCCGGTAGCATGTCAGGACGACCGGCAGCGGGAATGTCGCGTGGGGCTGTTTCGCCCTGTGTGCGGATGATGATGGGATTGGGGAAGGTGGATGCTAGGCTTGTCTTGCCTGACCCCGCCGTCCCTACGATCGTCGCAACGATCGGTTCGCGTACCGGCTTTGCAGCACGGCTTAAGATACTCATGTCGTTTTGTCCTTCTCTCTGCTTCTTCCGGGGTTGCTTATGAACGCAAAGAGAGTTATTGGCAAGCAACAAATTTCAACAAAAGGAAAAAACATGCTGACGCTGCCGGAAATCAGGGCTCTTTTGGTAGATCGCAATCTGAGTGAGGTAAGCCGCCGCAGCGGCGTGCCGTACATGGCCCTATACAACATAGCTAACGAGCGCGCGGAGCCGAAATATGCCAACGTAAAGGCCCTCGTTGAGTACCTTCAGGACAAGGGTGAGTGATGACCAATGTTGTCCAACTGCGCCCCGCCACGGGACAGCTAATTTATCGTGACATGATGGAAGCAAAGTTGCGCATTTTTCCTCTCTATCGTTTCCGCGCAAACGGAAGCTGCGAATGTGGTGATGCTGAGTGCCCTGCTGTCGGCAAACATCCTCGAGCGTCCAATTGGCAGCACACGCCCATGTGGGATGACGAACAGTTAGCGGTCATGGAAGAACATGGTCACTTCGATACCGGCTATGGCGTGCTGTGCGCCGGATTAATCGTCGTTGACGTTGATGCGCGCAATGGCGGTGTCGAATCCTATGCAAAACTCAAAGCCTTGGTGCCCGAAGTCGACGACGCAGGGCTAACGGTTAACACCGGATCTGGTGGCGGCTCTCAGCATCTGTATTTTAAGGCGCCTGAAGGCGTGTCGATGGTGACGCACTTGCCGGATTACCCAGGCATTGATTTCAAGTCATCTGGCTATGTCGTTGGGCCGGGTTCGGCGCATAAGTCGGGCGGTGTTTATACGGCTGATGGCTACCCGGAGGATATTGGCGATGCACCAGTCGCGTTGATCGACCTCCTGAAGCGCCCCGAGCGTCATCGCTCTGAGTTCAACGGCCATGCCGTCGATCTGGCACACGAAGACATTGCGGACATGCTTTCGCATATTCCGAATAACGATGTCCCTTACGAGGAATGGATTTCGATCGGCATGGCAATTCACCATGCGACGCAAGGCTCCGGGTTCGAGCTGTGGGATAGCTGGTCAGCGTCCAGCGGCAAGCATGACGCAAAGCAGATGCAGTATAAGTGGGGCAGTTTCGGCCGCGCGGGTAATCCTGTTACGATCGGAACTCTTATCCATCACGCCGAGCAGGGGGGGTGGGTTATGCCTGTTACGTTTGTGCCAGATCAGAAATTCGACGATGAGCCAGCCGAAGTCGCAGCAGATGGATTGCCTTTCGATATATCCGGCGTAGATCTTACGGCACCTCCTGGCTTTGTTGGTGAGGTTGCACAGTGGATCTCCAGTCAATCGCAATTTCCGCGCAAGCATATTGCGGTGGGCGGCGCATTGTTCGCCATCGGCAATATTGGCGGGCTGCGATACGTAGATGACGTATCTAACGTTACCAGTAACCTGCTTGTGTTTTGCATTGCAGAATCTGGAACAGGCAAGGAAGGAATTTTGCAGGGCGCCATGAGGCTGATGAAAGAGGCGGGCATTGGCAAGGCTTGTTATGGCCGTATTAAATCCGACAAGGAGTTTCTTGGGAATTGTATCCGCAATCAAGCGATGTTCTATATTCTCGATGAGTTTGGCGAGTTTCTAAAGAAAGTCGAGAACGCCCGAACCAAGGGCGGCGCCAGTTACCTTGAAGGTATCTATGGCCGTATCATGGAAATCTTTTCCAAGGCGGGGCCGGGTGGCGTCTACGGCATGGGCGGCGACGATCGAGACGAAATCCGAAAGTCACTCGAAAATGAATTGAGCCGCCTAACCTCTCAGGCCGAAGACAAGCCATCGTTATATCTGGAAAACCGTATTGCCTCCGCTACCCGGCTGCTGGAAATGCTCGATACCGGCATCGAGCGGCCTTTCCTTTCGCTGCTGGGCGTGACCACTCCTAACTTGTTCGAGGACCTGATGACGCCAGAGATGGCGCGTTCGGGATTCATCGGTCGAGCCATGATGTTCAATGAGCGCGTCAATGTGCCAGACGGCAAGTTTGGCCACACGCCCCCCCCGCTGCCTAATGAAATCTCAGGCGTGTTGCGTGCGTTGTGGAATGGCGGGACATACGATGTCTTCGACGGGCACAGGGTCGAGAATTACGACACGCCAGTGCAGATTCCCAGCACCAAGGGCGCCCGTGACATGCTTGAGAAGCTATATCCGTGGCGGCTGGAGCGCGCACGCAGGGAGGAGGAGGATACCGGGCTGCACACCCTCTGGAATCGCTTCTACGAGGGTGTAGCGAAGGTTTCCCTGATCCTGGCAATGCCCGAGCAGCTACGTACCGAGGAACACGTCCGATGGGCGTTCGCGCTGGTTAAGCGAGACATCGAAGAAAAGATCCGGCTGGTAGGCTCGAACCGAACTGGCTCGCATGAAAAGGCGGATGCTTTGGGGCAGCGTATCATGTCGATCCTTGGCGACGAGCGCATGACCGATAGCGTGATCTACAACCGCATCCGGGGGAAATACCGGAAAGAGGACGTGGTTTCTTCGCTTGGCAAGATGGTCAAGGCGCGCTTGCTGGTACGGCATGAGAAGCAGCACCCGGTCAATAAGAAGACGATTGTCGAATATGCGAGGGAGTAGCTTAGGGGAAGGATATGAAGGATAGGGTAGCTAAGCTATTGAAATTGCAAAGGAAAGTAAGGATAGTAACTTAGGGTGCCTAAGACATATATCCATCTATTCATATCACTCTAATTAGATGATCCCTTATAATGGGTTTTTGAGACACAGAGATAAATAATAATAATAACTAAGTTACTAACTAACTAAAGAGACTTAAAAACGGCGGATTTACGCCATTCTTTGATTAGTAAAATTTCTCTAACCATCACTAAGGAGCCGATGGACATGAAAATCTCGGATATCGTCACTGCACTGAATGCCAAGGCCGTTGATGGCGACACAACAGCGCTGGCCATCCTGTATCTGGCAAGGCGCTTGGATGACCAGAATGATACGCTGAAGGCCATTGATGGTGTGTTGACCGAGATCCGAAACGCCATCGAATATAACAAATCTTGATTTACACGCAGCCGGATACCTCCGCCTCCATCGCGGGTGAGAAAAATTGGGGGTGGGAGGAAAATAAACGTTGACGAACGTTACGAACGTTGTACAAGGGGGCATCAACTAGGGAGATACGAGATGACCACCGACATGATGAACGCACTGGCAGCACGGGTTAAGGCAAAGCGCGAGGACGCTGGCAGCAACGTCCGGTTCGTGAATGAGCGCGGGCAGGCTGACGAGTTTTCGTTTGCTACTGTCGAGCGTGCTGACGCTTTCCGCGCTGTTCGGGTTCGTATGGGTTCGGAGATGCTGGCGTGACAGCCTGCTACATCGAGATTGACCCGTTCTGTGCGGAGACGCTGCGCAAACTTGTTGCGGCGGACATGATCGCGCCGGGTGACGTGATGGAAACTTCTATCGAGGACGTAAAGCCAAGTGACCTATCCAACTACACCCAAGTCCACGCTTTCGCCGGAATTGGAATTTGGTCCCTCGCCTTGCGCAATGCCGGTTGGGGTGACCATCGTCCCGTCTGGACCGCTTCCTGCCCATGCCAACCTTTCAGCGCGGCAGGCAAAGGCGGCGGGTTTGACGACGAGCGGCACCTATGGCCTGCCTTCCATTGGCTTGTCTCGCAGTGCAAGCCTGGACAACTTTTTGGAGAGCAAGTTAGAAACGCAAAGTGGATCGATCTCGCACACGCTGACTTGGAAGGTCTGGGTTATGCCTTCGGGTGTACGCCGATGGCGGCTTGCGGGTTCGGCGCTCCCTTCGTCGGTGACAGGGCATATTGGGTTGCCTCGTCCGACTGGGACCAGCAACCACGGAAAGAACCACGTGGCGGGCAGGCTGGACGAGTGGGGCGGTTCATCGAACCCGTTTCGCAAGACACCTCTTGGACGACTGCACTTGCCGAGTTTCGAGTGCTGGACGATGGGTATCCCCGTTGCGTGGGTGCAACTGATGCGATCCGTAACGCCATGCACGCGCCGACAGTCACCGCGTTCGTCAAAGCTGTAATGGAGATTATGTAATGCCCCAAACAACCACACAACGCACGGCCAAGCATCGGCTGGCGGTGAAGGAAAGGATGGCTCGGATGGAAAGGGCTCTGGTGTTGATCGCTGCGGATAATATCTGGGATGACGCTTCGGACTTGCGTCAGATTGCTCGTGAGGGCCTTGCAGTGCCAGATACCCCAACCACCACACCCAAAACCCCCGAATGAGGCTGTAGACCCCCTAGGAGGCGGTCTGGCGGGCATTCTGACACGATAGGGAGATACGAGATGGCAACGCCAAAGATGAAACGGGTAGTGATAGAAAACATTGCCCATGAGCTGAGCGAGGGTATCGACAGGGCTATTGCGGTGCTTCAGGGACACAAAGCTCGATACGAGGCAGAGGGCTACACGAACCTGGAACTCGAAATTGAGACTGATTACGAGTATGGCGATACCTACGCCCGCGCGTATCTCAGTGGAGAGCGCATGGAAACCGAGCACGAAATGGCGCTCCGCGAATGGGCTGCGCGTGATGCGGACCAACGCGAGCGCAATCGGTATGAAGCGCTAAAGGCCAAGTTCGGTTAACACCACGCCCGTATGGGCATGAATGGAGAGATTGAGATGAGTGATCTGTTGATTCCTGAAGGCATGAAGCCATGGCATGGTGGTGATGCCGCCCCCGTAGATTGGGATGGCGGTCCAGTGCTGTATCGCAACGGCGTGATCGCGAATGTCTCGTTTTCTGCGCGGTGGTTGAAGGGCTTTCACGAAGCCGAAGATGATATCATCGCATATCCGTAACGTCCCATGACCCACACCAACGCCGCCAACGATCGCTACGCACAACTCCTCGCGCTATCCCGCATGGGGGCCAACAGGGATGAAGCAGCGCGGTCGGTGGGGCTTAGCCTCGCTGGTATGCACGGGTTGCTCTGGCGGCGGTTGGGGAGTGGGGTTTGGCCGGTGAAGGAAGTAAATTATGTTGCGTCCCCCGTTACGAATGAAGGAGCAGGAAGATGAGTGAGCAGCAGACGACCGTCCAGTTTGTTCAAGAATGGATGATGAGCGGCGATCACGAGCCGAACCAGTGGCATCGCGACTTCGCCGCCGCGATCGATGCGCGCCTTCCTACCGAACAGGCAATATTTGAAGCGATCAAGGACGAGTGCGGCACCGATAGAGCCGCCCGCATGATGGCCGCACACATTATTGTTGCCCTCGCCACCACCCCCGCCCGCAACACATCGCAAATTGGAGAGGAATTATAAGTAGGCGTGACACAAAAAAATCCGGGGAGCGGGGGCTTAGGGAGAAGCCGCTCAACCCGGATCATTGGCGCCGTCGATGGAGATGAAACATCGCGACGCTGGACATATACCGTTGTTGGGTGTACGAACGCAATAGGGAGATTTGAGATGGAATTTGGACCTGAGATTAAAGTTTATGGGAAGCGGCCTGAGTGGCTGGAGGATTTTGAGCTTATCTCACTGTGTAATTTTTCAGGGAGCGAGATAAATCTAGAGAGGCAAGTAAGTCGGACTTATTGGGCTAACGTTAAATCTATCCGCCTCCCCGCCAACCATCCCCACTACAACCTCATCACACACACATACACCGTTCGCCCGGAAGACGAGGCCGCGTTGCTCGCTTCCGACCCTCTCTCGCGTCCCACCCCAGATGAGCGGGCTGTGGCGCCTGAGTTGGTGGAGCGGTTGGTGGAGTTGGCCCGTTCGGTTGCCGACAGTCCCGAATGCACTATCCGTCAGACTGTAGAGGCTCAAGGTATTCTCGCAATCCTTGATACGGTGGCAAGCGATGAAATTGTTGCAAAACAGTTGTGCAAGGATAACGGGTGGGGCGAAAGCTCCGGGGCTAAGGATCTTGCTATGAAGGCTCTCGCTCGCGGTCGCCAACTCGAAAAGGAGGGCAAGTGATGACACGAGTTAGGTTATGCGGTTTCCTTGTTCGCGTCATAATGCGGATTGACCCAGGCTTTTTACCCCGGCTGTCAATCGAAGTAACGGACAGAATTGATCCTAGTTTTAAGCGTTATTACGATGCAGAACGTCATTCCAGCATGAGTAGCGGTGTATGAGAAAGATTCTATTAGCTATCGCCATCATCTTTATCGCCACCCCCGCAATCGCAAAGGATCGCGTCATTTGCGGGCGTGGTGGCTGTCATGAGGGGATTAGGCCGTGG